CAATCCCCTCGGGAAGGTCTGTGCGCCGTGGCCTGCCGCCGGCCATTACTTGACGATGCCAAGGATCAAGCAGTTGCACATGTTGAGACCCTCGCACCAGGCCGCCGGGGTGCTGTACTCGGCCAGTTGGTCGGATCCGAAGGTGTCTCCGTCGCGCTCCGCACACGCAGAGCAACTCTGGGACTCTGCCAGGTTGCTGTACAGGTACTCGCGCACCTCAGTGCCCCTCAGCTCCTGCATCCGACCCAACCCGTAGGTGGTGTTGCTGGCCTGCTGGGCCTCTCTGAAATCAACGCCGGCAGATAGGCCCAGAAGAGTCTCGGTGACGGCTGCGACGACGGCGGTCGAGGGGGGAGGGGTTCCACCTATCCCCGCTGCCTGCACCGTAGCGATGGACGTCCTCTGGACCCGATCTGCGGCGTTTCTGGTTGTTGCTGCTGCGGTAGACCGGATCGACTCTTCCGGGTCGATGTCGTCTACGGGGGAGGGCGACTCTCCACCAACCGGGGAGGGGGGCGACACCGGATCCGCCAAACACTCGCCGTCGAATAGCTCGATCTGCCCGTCAACAACCCTCGGCTCGACGTCACCCTCCTGAACGTCCCTCCGAAGCTCGGGGTCTGCCTTCTGGCGCTCGAACTCACGCTCGACTGCAGCCTTGGCCGACTCGTAGACCTCCCTGAGCTCGTCAACGAGCCGATCCTCGAGTTCCCGCTGCATTGGGACTTCGACGGACAGCATGTCCTCTACGGTCTCCTCTGCTGCGAGCAGATCGGCGTAGGCCGGGGTAACTTCGGCTCGCCAGTCGGTGATGGTGTCTGCCATCGCCCGGTTGGCCTCGTCTTTGACTCCGGTGACCTCTGAATAGCGCACACAGGTCTCTGCTGCACGCATCTCACGGCCCCTGGGCCCCTCGACAAAGGCATCCTCGACCACCCGATCCTCGGCCGGGGTCGCCGCCAGGGCAACGTGGTGCTCGCAGGAGTGCTCCGAAACAGCCTCCTCGACATCCTCCACCTCTCTCTTGGCCTGCTCTTCGCCCCGAGAGGACGCCTTTGGGGGCGCGTCTGGGGGCTCTGTGGGCTCTTCTTCGGGCTCTTCGGGGGTGTCTGAGGCGGATGGATCGATGTCGATGGGCTTCGCGGAGCTGTCCAGGCGCTGTGGAAGGGACAAAACGTCCCGAACCTTGGCCTCGATGAGCGCATCTGGAGTAACAACCCCGGCATCGACGGCACTCTTGACGGCCTCGACCAACTGTTTCGGGTCGCCAACCCGGATCTCGCCGGCCTGAATGTAGGGATAGGTGGTGACTCCGGGGTAGTTCCAGTTCACCAGACGCTTCACCAGGGCGTGCGGCCCCTGCGATAGCGTCGTTGCGATGCTGTTTGCAGCCTGCTGGAGCGCCATCGTGTAGTGATCGAGCTGTCCCTGGATGAGGGAGTAGGCACCAGCAGACTCTCCCGTGAACAGGAACTGACACAGGGCTGCGCGGGCCATGTCCTGGCCTGCGGCGACTCGAGCCTGTCGGATGGCGTCGGCCTTCATCGGACACTCAGTCCACTCCAGGTTGAAGCCCTTGGGGAACATGGCAAACGAGCGGATCCCCGCCCGAAGCTCCCGGAGGATGATGTTCACCTGAGATACATCCCCAGGATTCGCACCGGGCTCGACGGTTACCGTGGGGATCCCGTAGGCCGACCTCTCGTAGCCGGTAGCCTCGAGCTTCAGGTAGGTGCGCCGCTGCCGCCACGCACCGTAGGACGGGCGCAAGATCCCCATGGGCTCGGGGTTGTCTCCCTCGGGCTGGAACCGGAACAGAATGATCTTGTCTGGGGGGAGCACGGGCTCTTTGTCGAAGCCTCGGTTTGGCTGGGTTCCCACGGGCGGATCCGCCTGGTCGGGCCACTGGATGAACCCGTACCTGCCGTCTGGGTACTTCTGCCACTGGTAGATCGTCCACGGCAGGCGAGGCGCCAACTGGTCGATGACCGTGGCCCCGAGTTCCTTGTCGTACCGGGCGATGATCTCGAAGGCGCTGAGCCCGCGCCAGGTGAATTGAACGGCCTGCTCGAGGAAGTCGTCCCAACCTCCGCGCATGTGCTCGAAGAACACACTCTGGACGAACTCAGCTATCTCGACATCCTTCGGATCGTCGGACCCGGGCTGCACCGACCACTGCACCGAGAGCAGGGGCAGCGTCCACGCCAGGCGGATAGCCTGAGCGACCGGGTCCTCTCGGACCATCTGGTCGACGATGCCAAGGTCGTCGTAGCTCCCTCGCCAGGCGTAGCTCGTGAGGGTGCTGTTGGCGTCCATGTCGATCTGGCCGCCGACGAGCGGGATCCCGACGTAGCCAACATCTCTTGCGAGAGAGCCCTCGCCCAGGACCGTCATGTCCACGCCATCGGGGTAGACCGAGACCGGGACTCCCGACTCCTGCGCCCTCGACACGTCCGAGGGGGAGACCCACAGGGGCCACTCTCTTCCTACCTTGACGTAGTCGCCCTGTGGTTTGTTCACGGTCAAAGCCTATCTAGCCTGGGGGTGCGAAGCAATCACCAGTTATCGGGGTGATCCCGAGGATCTGCCCACGCATGGTTCGCCAATATGGTCGAGGTCGGCCCCTGATTCAAGTCCAAGACTGACGGAGCCGCGATAACCCCGTGACGGTTGATGACGTAGTACCTCAGAGCATCGGTCGCGTGGTCGGATCTTCCGTCCTTGGCTGGGAACGGGTCTGCCGGCTTGTTCTTCGGGTAGGAGTAGCCCATCAGAGCGCCGTGGATCCCGACAACGTCCTCGGCATACCGAGACGTTCTCTTTGGATCCGTCAGGTGCTTCGCAACAAACAGGGACCTCTCGCCCTTGTGGTTCTCGAACAAGGCCCGGGTCGCCTCCACTCCAGCGGGGATGTGCCGCTCATGCTTCGCCGTCGTATACCTCATCCCTCCCGCGAGCACCCCAGCTCGACGCAGGACCCGCTCGTAGACCTGGATGGAACTGATCCCGGTCTGGGCGTTTCGGCTGTTGCCGGCCGGATCACAGAAAACGTCGTTGAGAACAAGCCCATAGTCCGAGAGAAGCCGAGCGCACTCGTTCGCATGGGTCTCCTCGAGGGTGTCTGCGCCCACCGCCTCTTCGACGACAACCTCGCTCATCTTCCCATCGACAGACCGATCCTGGATGACGGCGAAGTAGGGGCGTCGACCCCCGAAGTCCAGCGCCCCGTAAGTGGCAGCGCCCTCCTCTGGGAACATGTCCACCAGGCTTGCACCGACCCTGGGCTCGTAGGTCCAGTAGACAACGCCCTGGAGCACCACAAACTCACCGTGGATGTAGGCTTGGGCCATCCGGTTCGACAGGTTGAGGTTGGCGACGTAGTCCTTGGGCAGGTAGGGGTTGTCCACCGAGCTCGCCCTGACATGGGCGCGCCCCGGGAGCCCCTTCCCGAACTCTTCGTACATCCACCCCATCGACGGCACCCCGCTGACCGACCTCCGGTGAACCTTGGCTCGAGGATCCCGGATCCTGGAGTTGAACACCCGCCACGCCTCGTGGGTCGCCAGTCGGGGCTCATCCATGATGCCCGAACCGTAGGTCCCGCCCTCGATGCTCCCCGGATCCTCCAATGACCCGAAGAACCAGTCCGTCCCACCCCTCGAGGCCGGCGTTTTGGGGGATCCGATGTCCAGGGTCAGGACCCGATCCATCGCATTCCACTCCCTGGCGAGCGGCCCGAGGCAGTCTTTCGCTCGATCCCGACCCCTCGGCCACCGCACCGCACCCGGAAACAGGGAGACAATGGTCGGATACAGGGTCTTCCTCTGCACCGGAAAGGTCGGTGAACACAGGATCACCGGTATTCCGGGGAGGTAACAGGTGTTTCTGAAGGCTTCCGCGATGGCCCAGGTGGTCTTTCCAGAGCCCCATCCACCGAAATAGCCCACGATCTCTTCGGTCATGGCGTGCGCTTCGAGCTGCTTGCCGAAGGGCGTGTAGTCGATGGTCAGTTCCATCAGACGGCTTCGAGGTCTCCGAAGGGTCCAGCCGGCAGATTCATCGACACCGTCATCGGCTCACCCTGGCTGGTTACATCGACGCGACCGATGAGCAGCCCCTGCAGCTTCGCCAGGTGCGACTCCCACTTGAGCAGCGCCATCGAGTACCGATACTCGTCCTTGGGGTGCAACTGGATCGTCGCCGTCCCCCTCGAGTCAGGACGTCCGTTGAGGTTGACCCGGATCCTGCGGATCTCCTCCAGGCAGTTCTCAATCGCAAGAGTCAGGTTCCCTGCCTGCTGCTCGCGGCCCTGTTCGGCCCAGAGCTCGTACACAGCCTTGATGTCGTTCTGGATCGTGGACTGCGTCACCCCGTGCTTCTCAGCCAGGGCCTTCTTTACGTCCCCATAGGACATCCGCTTCGCCAGCAGAGCGGACACATCCGCCCGCCTCTGCTCTTTGGTTGCCTTCTGTGGCGTGATCGTTGTCACTTTTTCCATCGCGGATGTTGCAGTCTTTCGCGGGGTCGCTTAGGATGGGTGCAGTCATTACGCCATAACCCCGAGGGAAACGCTATGCCTTCTACAGCAGCAGAACTCCTGCCGCCACTTCTCACCGTCAACGAGGTCGCCTCCATCCTTGGCGTCAGGCCGAGGACGGTCTATGACCTCGCCAACCTGGCGGACGCCACCCCCGACGATCCCAAGGGTCTCCACTTCATGTTTCGGGTCGGAGGATCCTGGAGGGCACGTCAGAGCGATGTGGTCTCCTGGATCGACGAACAGGCATCGCGTTGACGAAGAGCGGGGAGAACGACAGTGGCAAAGCGGTGGAGCGCAGTAACTCGCTCGTTGTGGTCAGACGCCCGGTTTCTAGAACTAAGCGCCCCAGAGCCAAACGCACAGACCCTCTGGATCTACCTGTTGACGGGTCCTCATCAGGGCCCGATCCCGGGACTGTTCCCGGTGGGGATCGGCGCGATAGCGGACGCCTTGAGCTGGACCCCAGACGAGGTACGAACTGCTCTTGGGGAAGTCGAAGGGGCCGGGATGATCGCAACATCCCAGAGGCCGCCTCTGGTCTTCCTCCCGAAAGCGATCACCCATAACCAGCCGGCCAATCCCAACATCATCAAGGGGTGGAAGTCTCACTGGGACGAGATCCCCGAGTGCCCCCTTCGAGACCGAGCACTTTTCACCCTCCGCAGATCCATCAAAGATTCCCTCCAACCAACCTTCGACCGCATCTTCCGAGACGAACTTGCGAGGGCCCACGGCAGGCCAGTGGACCCTTCACCTCCCGTCCCAACAAACGGTTCCTCAAACCGTATGCGAAATCCTGACCCTGACCAAGACCATGAAAGAACTATTGTCCGACGAAAAAAACGAGAGGCCCCCGAGCCATCTCTGGTCGACAAGAAGAGCGCCAACTCCGACGACGCCCTGAAGCTTTCCCTCTACCTCCGGGAAGCCATCGCAACGCACTCCGAAGCCTACGCAGCAAAGCTCGACGACAGGCAGATCCAGTCCTGGAGCATGATCCTCGAGCGCCTCGTCCGACTCGACGGCGCCAGGCCAGACGAGGTCCGCGCAGTGATCCAGTGGGCGCACATCGATGACCCAAAGGGGTTCTGGCAGTCCAACCTGCTCAGCGCCAGCTCGCTACGAAAGCAGTACCCCCGACTCCTGCTGCAAGCAAAGAAGGCCGGCAGCGTCCAGCGAGTGGTCGACGAGAAGGTCTGGAAAGAAGAACACGGGACCTGGGCGATCCGAGTCGGACAGCGAACCGTCATCACCGGGGGATCCTTCGACGGACCCACCCTCATCGCTGCAGCCAGACTCGAAGGCG